GAATGTTAGAATGACTGAACATAGAAAACATTACAAACAATCTAAACAGGGTAAAAGAAATGGACTACCTGGACTGCATGATAGTTTTGATAAGTATGGATTAGATAATCACAAATTTGAAACTATTTTAGAATTAGAAGGTATAGAAAGAAAAGAATTAGAAAACATAGAAAGTAGTTTTATTCAAGCAATAAAACAAACAGGCAAATCATTAAACATAAGAAAGTAATATGAAAAAGACAATTAAATGTATAGGATGCTTTATCCGTTTAGGAAGCATATTAGAACACATTATAGGGTTAGTAACATTAGGACATGGTAAGACAGCAGCAAGTTGGGTAGCAAGAAAATTAGGATACTCTAATTGCGGTTGTGATAGAAGAAGAGTTACTATGAACCAATGGACATGTAAAAGTTATTCAGAAACAATTAGTATATTATAAAACAAAAACAAATGCAAACAGAAAAAGCAACATTAGACTTGGGTTACAAATTAGACAAAGAAATTGACAAAGATAGTTTATACTTTGTAGATTGGCAAAACTTAAAAGGAGTAGAGGATTTAGTTCTTATCTTCGCATGTATGGGATTATCATTTAGCGGACATCACCCTCATTTCGAAACGATTAAACATTTATTAGATTTGAATAATCCAGTTAAAACAAACCAACCTGTACCTGCACAACCAAAGGCAGCAGATTTGAAATTACCTAAAATGAAACAAGTTAAGTAATATGGATAACAAATATCATCCCCTAACCGAACAAGAATTTATTGAATTGAGAGATTTGATAAAAGGAATGGGAGCATATCTGCCAGAAAATAAAGCACCTTATGTGTGGGATAAATTTAATTATTTAAGAGGTGAAAACGAACCTCGTCCATGCACTTGCGCATCCGCAGGAGCACATTGGAAAAGAGCAGTTGACTTTTTATTTAATTGGATAAAAGAAAGAGAATAATGATAGATTCAGGTAGTATTCAACATAGTGAATGTGAAAGAAGATTAGTCGGACTATACAATGAATCTAATAGTTGGTTGATAGCAGCAGCAAAAAAGATTACAAAGAATAAAGAAGAAGCAGAAGATTTAGTACAAGAACTTTACATCTATTTGCATGAGAAGTGTAATACTAAACTATTCTGGGGTGATGGTACATATAATCTTTTTTATTGTAATAAGTTTCTTCATAGTAGATTTATGAACAAAACTAAAAAATTGAATCGAGTTAAACTAATGGGTGATTACACTGCATGGGAAGAACAAGATGAAATAGTTTATGATGAAGAAAGAGATTTACAGATGCAAAGAGCACATGAACAAATACTATCTGAATTATCTCAATTAGCTAAAACAAAAATGTGGCCACAAGCCAAAATCTTTTCCCTGTATTGGATGTCTGACGATACTTTGGACGAGGTTGCAAAGAAGATTAAAATAAGTAAGAGTACAACATTCCTTGCAGTAAAGAAGATAAGAAAATATTTAGAACAAGTTATAGATAATCCATTTGATGTTTAAGAAACCATTTAATCGTAAGGTAGGAGAAGATAGGATATGTAAAGAGTGTGGTGAACAATTCCATGCAAAAAAACCTATATGGAAATGTACAAAGTGTGTTAATAAAGCACAAAAGATAATCGAAGAAAGAAAGAGAGCTTTATACAAAAAGAAAGACCGTTACCCATTTGATACAAGAACTAATTTAGCAACCAATAGATTTTGTTCAATTCGGACTGCATTGAGTAATGCATGGAAGAAATACGAAAAGACAGGTGATAAGAGTTATGTAACCGCACATTACGATAAACAAATCAAAGAGATACAAGATAATGGTATAATGGAATGGATATTAGATAGAAGAAGTGCAGATGCAAAGCGAGAGATGAATCCAAACATAAAGAGCAATAATATGATTGATAAAGAATTGCCTGACACAAGAGGATATTATGAATACTGATTATCATCATATAGATTACCATTACGCATACTTTACTTTTGATTACACATGGTTAAGAGATAAACAAATCATTCACAATGGAAATGAGATGGGTGGTGTATTGATAATTGCAGATGATGAAGGTAATGTATTAAAGATGTATGGATACGAAAGAATTAAATAAAATGAGAAAGGGCTGGGATAAAATAAAGTCGATAGTAAAATTTATAGATAGTGCGATACCACCTATCTATATCCTCATTCTTGCATATCTCTTTATCCTGACTACTTTGATTGCATGGGGTACATATACTACAAAATAAAATTAGAAGGTTATAATAATAGTTAAATACAATAAATTAGTATGGCATTCGTAAAAGGTGATGTAAGAATAAATAAAAATGGTAGACCACCAGGTGCATTGAATAGAAGCACAGAACAAATGAAGTTAACCATAGCACGTGCAGTTAACAATACATTGGACACAATACAAAAAGATTTAGAGGAGATTAAAAAGAGAGACCCAGAGAAGGCAATGGAACTTGCTTTAAAGTTAATGGAATATGCTTTACCTAAATTGAGCAGGACTGAAATGAAAGCAGAGATTGAACAAAGAATACAATCCATCAATGTAAACATAACTAAATCAGGTAGTGGAAGTTAACATAAACACAACGGTAACATTTGAACACCTATTGGAGAGTAACACTAGAGTTAGTCAGCATATAGGTGGAACTAGAAGTGGTAAAACTTATGCGATTCTCCAATGGCTTATTGTTAAGGCATTAGAAAACCCTGTTACCGTTACTATTGTTAGAAGAACTATTCCATCACTTAAACGAACTGTCATTAAAGATTTCACAGATATACTTAAACAAATCGGTATATGGGATGAAGATAGTTTTAATGTAAGTGATAGAACATACAGGCTGCAAGGCAGTACAATACAATTTATAAATTCAGATGACCCAGAAAAGTTAAGAGGATTAAAATCAACAATACTCTTTATAGATGAGGCATCGGAAATAGATGAAGAAAGTTATTTTCAGTTAAGTATAAGAACAGAAGGTAGGATTATCCTAGCATATAACCCAACAGTCTCACCTTATCATTGGTTACGTCAGATGCAAGATTGTGAACGTTATACAACTAACTATGCTGATAATCCCTATTTGCCCGAAGAGATGGTTAAAGCAATTGAATCGCTTAAGGATAAGAATGAAAAACAATGGAAGATATATGGTAAAGGTGAATTTGCTCCAAATGATAAAGCAATTTTTACATTTGAGTTATGTGACAATATTGACGCTGATTTTGTGGGCTTTGGGATTGACTTTGGGTTTAGTTCTGACCCCACTGCTCTTTGTGCTGTTTACAAAAGCAGCGATACAATCTTTTTGGAAGAACTCATATACGAAAAAGGATTAGTGACAAATGATATCGTGCAGAAATTAAATCAGTTAGATATACAAAAGTCAGAAGAGATATGGGGTGATAGTGCAGAACCTAGACTAATAGAAGAACTATATCGTAGTGGGTTTAACATTAAGCCAGTAGTGAAAGGTAAAGATAGTATTAAGTTTGGTATAGGTGTGATGCAAAACTATAAGATAAAGATATTAAAGACATCACAAAATCTAATCAATGAGATGTATGCTTACCAATACGCAACTGACAAACATGGTTATACTACTGATACACCTGAAGGAGGATTAGACCACTTAATTGATGCAGCAAGATATTGTTGTATGATGAAGTTAAGTCAGAAAGCACAAAAGAAAGGAACTTATGCAATCACAATTGGAAATTATAAATACTAATGGAAAACCTTTGGAACGAGACTGAAATCAAAGACTTAATACTCTACGCTCAGAATTTGCAAGAAGAAAATGAGGAGTCGAGAGCAAAAATGATTCTGATGAATAGTAAATTAGAAATAGAAGAAAAGAAAGTTACAAGATTGACAAACATATTAAAAGCATTAAACATATGGCAATAAAAGAATTAGAGTTAAAAGTACCTACGTCTTACGCAGACATTACTTTGAAACAATGGATAGATTTACAGAATGAATTAGAAGCATACAAAGATGATGCAAATGCAGTTACTGCGTTAAT